ACCTCCACATTATTGATATGTTTTGATTTATTGTTCACCTTATTTAGTAAGCCTTTTTTTTATAAAATATATATTGATATATATTTTCACATTATTAACACGCGATTTTTATTTAAATTTATTATATTTTATTATAGTATAAAAAAAATGGTTAAAACAAAACCAAACGATTCAAAAGAAAAGTTTTTCGATTTGACTATCAGAGAAGTAAAAGATATGCTACCACCTATTCCAATGCCGCGACAAATTGATCCCCGTTTACCGACGATTCCTGGTGTTTTTTTAAGTATTATGAAAGTCAAATCAGGAAAGTCGAATTTAATGGTTAATATGATGTTGGGTGAGAATTTTTATGGAGGTCCTGTTCCTATTTTTGATATAATTTATATTATATCACCAACCATTAAAATTGATAAATCTTCTCAACCATTTATGATGGAAGAGCTCGAAGATCGAATAATTATATTCGATGATATGCCCAGAATTGATTCTTTTTTACGATCAATCCTGGACCATCAAGAGGAATTTGACATTAAAGATCCAGATAATTTACCACCTACAGTTGCTATAGTATTGGATGATATATCTGGATTTCTAAAACGTAATTCTAATGTTTCAAATCTATTTACTCGCTACAGACATTATAATATTTCATTATTTTGTTCTAACCAAGTTATTAGGGGGTTGCCTACGGAAGTTCGGAGTCAAGCAACAAGCGTGTGGCTTTCCAGCTGTTATTCTACGGTTGAACGCGATAAAATGTTTGAAGAGTACGCAGATAAATTTGATAGAGGTTGGAAAGGAAAAAGTTTTCGTATGGAGCATATATGGGACTATTGTTGCGAAGAACGGTTTAATTATTGTTATTTGAAATTAGACGATGTGGCTCCCCGAATCTTTAAAATTGGTTGTAATGGAATTGAAGAGATAGACTGGATGAATTGGCATAACGAAACACCAATCAACGAAAGCTATTCTAATATAGATGATGATATGCAAATTGATGAAGAATTGGAATAAAATAATATTTTTAAATAATATATTTATATATATTATAAAAAAATGACAGACCTAGGACTATCATCGTTTCTATCAAGAAATAAATCGGCTGGTGTTTTATCCAACCTAAGTAATTTGAAGAATGATTTATACGACCAGGGAGCATCAGTGGCAGATTTTCAGGAACAACAAAAAGACGTTTCATGGACGGATCAAATAAACAGTCTGAAAGGTATCGCTTCCACCGCAACATCATCGAGTCAGGCAGTTAGTGGAGTTTTCACTGGAATTTCCACCTTGTTTAACACTAGGAAGATTATCAAACTAGCTCAAGCTAAAAAAAATGCTGCCGACAAGAAATCAAAAAGTGAGGGAGATGACGAAGATGTAGATGGAGAGACGGATGTTAAAGGAACTGTGGCAGATTTAGAGAAAACTGGCGAAGAAACAACAGACTCGTTAGAATCTGGTTTGAATTCTGCCGCGACGACTGGAGAGGATTTAGTAAATAATTTGATCTCTGGAGCGACGAATGCTGCTTCAAATTTGACAAGCCAGGCTTCTTCCGCTGTTTCAAATTTGGCTAGTAAGGTGACGAATGGTGGGTCTGGTGGATCGAATGACGTAGACTTAGCCCCTACAGAAGTTGATACCGAGTTTGGTGCTCAAACTTCGACAGAACCTAGTGGATCTGGTGGAGGAAATATCGAGCTGACCGACACATACACCCCAGATGAATCAAATCCATTTGATACAGGTGGAAATGCCCCAGACTGGTTGAGTGATGCTGCCACCCAGGCGGGGACAGACGCAGAAGCAGCAGGTGATGCTGCGGCTGCTGCTGAAGACGTAGCAGAAGCTGGTGCGTCTGCTATCGAAGTGGGTACTGAGGTGGCATCAACAGCTCTAGATTTTATACCTGTCATCGGCGAAATTGCTTCTGTGGTCGTAGGTATAGGCGGGAGCGTATTGGCTGGAGTGGAGGATGCTGCGGCGGAATCGACCGCTCAAACCGAGTCTGCCGCAGACCTTAAACAACAACAGGCGGATAAATTAACTAGTGCGAGGATTGAGGGTGAGTCTTTCACTGGTGGAAATGTATCAGACACGCTGTCTTCATTGACCGAGATGCCTTCAAATCAAGGAAATTTTTAAACAAAATGTACTTAAACAAATATTTGATTTAAGAATAAGACGTTATAAGATGTTATAAGACAATGGCATACAATTATAGCTTAACCATCCCTAATGAAATAATAGATAAATGGAACAACCAGCATGTTGCGCAAATAAAAAAAGAACAAATGATTTATCGGAAAAATAATAAACAAAGAATAAAATTACACAACGATAAACATAATAAATTGGGCAAAACAAAAATTATTTGTGGATGTGGTTGTGTTATATCAAAAAAAAATATGTCTTGTCATAAAAAAACAAAAAAACATTTTAATAAATTAATGGAAATTTTTTTAAAAAACGAATGAACAATTTTTAAAAAACAATTAAATTTTAAAAATAAACAATTTTTTAAAATATACTTAAAAAGAATAAAGGGATTTAAACATAAGATCACATAAGATGTTATAAGATATGCCTGTAAAAATAGCAAATTATCAAAATGGACTCATTTACAAAATATCCCGTATCGATGGTGATACTTCTCACGAATACTATGGATCTACATGTAATATTCGAGTAAGACGTGGTTTACACAAGTCTTGTTGTCATAATATAAAATCTAAAGCACACAATTATAAAGTATATCAACACATCCGACAAACTGGGGGTTGGTCAGCATATAATGTTTTCTTTGTCGAATCCTTCCCATCTAAATCTAAACAAGAACTTGAAGTTCGAGAGCGCTATTGGATTGAATCATTAAGACCAACATTAAATTGCAACATTCCTGGACGAACACAATCTGAATGGGAAAAAGCAAATCCTGCGAAAATGAAAATAAAAAACGAAAAACAAAAAATATTACGAAACATAAAAATAGCATGTGAATGCGGTTCGATTATTTCAAAAAGAAATATTAGTACTCATAAAAAAACTAAGATACATTCAACCTTACTATTCGAAAAAAAAAAACAAACAATTTAAAAAATGAATTTAAAACTAAATTTATTTTTAAAATATAATTATAGAATATAAAATCATGAATAAGTTGAATTCAACAGCCGAGCCTGAGATAATAACGAAAAGTAGCATAGTGTATTCCCAAAGAAGAGGAGCAAACTACGGTCCATCTGATGAGATAGAAATCTATATTCCACCAAGTATAGCGATTTTGAACCCAAAAGATACTTTTTTGTCATTTAAAATGAAAATGACTGGGAAATTAAAAAAATGCTGGGGATTGCGTGCTGGTGCGTACTCTGCTTTCAGAGTTGTTACCATATATGATGGTAGTGGTCAGTATAGTTTAGAGCAACTTCCAGGCTACGCCCAATTCGACGCCACGAGATCATTCTATACACAGAATGAATCGCTGGAAAACCTCCGGCAATTACATGAAGGAAAACCAAACACATTGATTATGCGAGCTAATATTGCCAACCAATACGTGAACGGAAATCAAATTGAATCATCATCTATATATAATGAAGTTGAATGTTTATTGCCCATCTATAATTCTGGTATTTTGAGTCCGAATAGAACGCAATCATTTCCCAATCTCGCAACAAATGGTTTAAGAATTAGAATTAATTTAAATGATGCGGATACAGCTTGTACTTTGATGACAGTACCGTTATACTCCTCTGCGGACGACCTTAAAGACCGTGTAGAATTGAAAATAAATACATTGACAAGTCACGGAAATTACCCAGAACTTGGGGGAGGAGGTTATTCGCTTGGATCCGGATACGAGTGCGCTGTCACTGCCGCTGTTAATGCGACTCAATTCGAATTAAAAAATTTCAATGAAAATTTGGATGCTACATCAGGTTGTTTGTCCGCAAATAGAGTCGATTGTTCTCACGTTTTTGTGGTCGGTCAAACGATTTCTATATTTGGTCAGGATAATGACACTAAAAGAATATTGACTGGTGTATCTGTATCAGATGGAACTACTGCGGGTGAGTTCCGAATTAAATTAACTGTAGACCAACCTTTAGATGTTGAATTGGCGGTTGGTGGACGTGTATGTGTCGACGCAGATTTATCAAATAGCTCTGATGAATCTTTCTCAATTACCGATGCTAAAATTGTTGTTGGTTATACAATTCCACCAAAAGGATATGTAGAAGATGTTTTAGGGCAAATTTCATCGGGAGGGGGATTAGTACTTGACATAAAAACATATCAATCCTATCCAGTAAATATTTCTGCTAATTCATTGAACAATTCTTTATACTTGAATTCTAGAAATTCAAGAGCCTTGAGCATATTGTGTGTTCCATTTGATGCGGGTAGCAATTCAATCAAGGAAGATTCGTTTATACCTGATCGCCAGACAGTAAAGGATTACCAGATGGTATTATACAACGTTTTAACACCAGATAAACGTGTAAATTTACAAAGATACAATTTACAATCTTGGGGTGGAGTGGCTCTCCGAGAACAAATGCACAGTTTATCGGCTGGTGGAATTCCAGTTAACAATATAAAAAATAATTACAAACATTTTTTTATAGGTCGCAGACTTGCTATGAAAGGCTATTCATACAATATGGCTAGAGAAGGGGAAGTGAGAATAAACATAAATTATTCCCAAACTGGATCTATTTTAATGGAGAATTATGTAGTTTGTATGAGACGGCTCAACGTTTTACCCAGTGGCATAGAAATTGTTTATTAAATATTTTAAAATAAACTAATAATAAAAAAAAATATATTATTAATTTATAAAAAAACAATGGATATTATAGATCAAGTACCGTTTAAAATTTTTCCAGTGAATAAGGCACAAAATAATGCGTACAGTTATGACAGTGGAAATCCAATTATTAAAGTACAATGGGAGCAAAATTTCAATCGGGTTATAGATCCAAAATCTTTGAGATTATGTGGTAAATTACGTATTTTCAATAAAAACAACGATTTGAACCAATCTCCAGCCAACACATTCGATCAACCTGGATCCGCCGCAGCTCAATTGGAGACAGAATATGTCGCTTATATCGATGGACGTGTTAGTGTTTCGTCCGTCATAGACCAACTCAATATTAAGAATCTTAAAGGAAATTCTTTTGAAAATGTCTCACATTACAATAGGACATTAAGTTCCATTATTCCTGTGACATCCTCCTATAAAGATCTTTGCTCGTTGTATGGTCAAACATTTGCCAGTCAACCCTCAAATGCTTGTATTTCTCGGTCTTGCGCTGGTGATATTCCATTCGCGTTATCATTAAAATCTGGTTATTTACAAAATCCAAATCCTCTACTTTTGTCGAATGGCGGTTTAGAGATTTCGATTCAATTAGCCCCTACTTCTGATGTACTGTATGGACTTAACTCTGATCGATTCACGTACCAGCTATCTGATATTTACATTATTGGGAAGTATCTTATCCTTGACCAGCCAATTAGTCCAGCAAACTCCGTGGTTTCCTATTCGGCTTACTACAACTACCTCAATATTATTGGATCTTCACGAGACCACCACAATATCCCACTAAACCTCAGTAGATGTTCACAAATTTATCAGAATTTTATTCCGTCCACATGGCGAACAAACTTCAATTATAACACATTCTCTACACCACCACTTTTGGAAGCTTCTGGTGCTGATTATTCACCAGTAAAATTAAAATCTGTCACCTTTTCTAGAGGCGCTGTCAGATTTCCATACAATTACGATCTGGACTTCCAGGAGGTTAATAGAGCAGGAGGTTACCAGGCGTTAAGAAGTAGAACATTCTTGAATTCGATTTTCAGTTATGCGGGCAATCGTAATTGCTCAATTTCTCCATGGACTGAAAACATGGCATTAATGGTGGAAGATGCTCCTACTGCTTCACCAGCTTGTTTGGTCACTCCGCAACATGCTGGACAGGGTATGGTAAATCAATGGCAATGGCTTCAAAACGGAGCGTGGACAAGAACTGGTTTCGCTGAGAAATCTGCGGCAGTATATGGTATTGGTTTGAAATTAGATAGTTTAAATATTGGCGAATCACAAAATTACACACAAGCAAGTTACAATTATGCATTAAAATCTGAGTTGGATATTACGGTTAACAATTCAAATGTTTTCGTCTTGGCTTCCACATTGGTCATGGGCAACGCTCAAGGACAAATTGTTGCTTCCAATTAAAAAATAAAAAAACAAATTTAAAAACATATAGATTTAAAAAATTAAATTAATTTTTTTTAAATCTTCATGATATTTATAGAATGTCAAATCCACTTCAAATTCAAGTCAATCCTGAAATTCTTCAACAACGAATTGAAACAATTATTATTCAGCCCAGATTTTGTAACGACGATTCCTCCACTGGGTCAGGCGGTTCCTGCCAATTTGTGTTGCCTCATAGGGGTTACCTTTCGGGTGATAGCCGTATCATTTTACCCACCACATGTGCTGATTCCGGATTCCAATTCTGTCCTCTGGCTGGTTGTTTGTCATTGGTGTCTCAAGCCACTTTGCGGGTGGGCGATATTGTTGTTGCCCAGATGGATCAAGCAAATAAGTTCATGGTTATGAAACAATTATTGAACCATTTGGAAAAACGTGAGAACGTCGACTGTATGTTACATGGAACTGCATCCTCGTTCGAAACATGTTCGGGTGGTAAGATGGACTACTTAAACCCGGAGGTTCTTCCTGGTCAATATCGTCTAGTCGGTAACGATGGTTATAATCAAGAAGTCTCAAAAATTCCAATGAAAAAGAACGCATTAGGAAAAATTGTAAATACGCAAACACCAGAATCCTACAAACTCAAAACATTTTACAACGACACTGCGACAGAAGCGGGAACGCCTGAATACGTAATAGAATTATCTCAATTGTTTCCAGGTTATTTCGGTGATGCTAACCTCCAGCTTCCACTTCAATTAATCAACCCAGACGACGAGGTTTCAGTAGAATTGGTGTTCACAGATAACTCTGGTTGGGAAAACAACCAAAGAGCGATTATTCTTCCTTCCGAGCAGAGTGGAGACCATACAGGAGTTATCGCTGTTGCTATTCAGACAGCTGGAGCTAATTTTGGTGTGGCAGGAGTTGACCAAGTAAATGTACATCAAAGACCTAACCAATTGGGTGACGAAATTTTGATGAAAATCAAATACGATATTGTTGGAAGAGTTCCAGTAAATATTTCAGTTGTTGATTGTGGAGCTGGATATGCGGCTGGTGATCTATTAACTTTCCCAGCTCCAGCAGGAGGTACAGACCTTGTTTTACAAGCTGCTAGTAAATTATTATTTGCTGCCAAAGATACAAATTTCACTGTAAAAACACCTGGTTCTAATTATGCGGATGGATCAGCTACAATTGTGAACACAACCAATCCAGACTGTAGCGCCGAATGTACAATTACTGTTACGGGGACTGCCATCGCAACTATTGGTCTTGATTACAATCAGGCAGATAGATTTTTTTTTACACCAGATCGTACCCAAGAATTTGAAATATATCAAAAAATCGGAAATAATGCTGCTGCCAGGGATGCTAGAGTTTTGGTTTCTAATGAAGTTGTAGGAGCTCCTCTGACATGTGATACTTTGACGGGTGTTTTTACGGTTGGTTTGTTAATTCAAGTGGATGGTGATGCGTCAAAACAAGCATATGTGTTAAAGGTTGATGCTAATTTACCAACCGTTATTAATGTAATTTCGGGTGATTGGGGAGATGCTTATCCAATTTCCATCGAAGGTGCGGTAGACAATACCATAAAATGTAATATAACTGGAGGGTTTACTGCTGAACCAGATCATATAGGAGTTGATATAGGAATAGGACCATCCGGTTTATTTGGTTATGACAGAATTACTACTGGCGGTAAAATTAACATTGTCAATTCCAAAGTTAGAATGGCGACAGATTTAATATACTATGAGTCTGGTAAGGCTGAATCCGATTTCGCTCAAATGTCCTCTAATAATGGTTTAGTTAAAGTTTATTCCGAATATGCGAATATCCAGTCTTCGATCGCAACTTCGTCCGCGGTGGCTGGTTATGGTTTAATTAATAAAATAAAAGCAACCAGATTGATCGGTTTGTCCAACCAAGTGGTTAGATCTTTATTAATGCAAAATTATGTCACTGGTACTCAAACTGATCCAGATTTCCCATTCCAAGGATTACCAAAGAAAAATCCATTGTTGATGGACTACGGCTCCAGATCCTCCCTGGCAACAGATGGTTCTGAATTACAAATCGTTTTAAATTCAGTACCGCGATTTCCATCACCGATTGATTTTTCTCCTCACTTCTTCGTGGAGTTAAGTGAAGTGTTCGGGAAACCATTTTACCTTCCTCACGGTATGTATAACGGCGATTCCTCCGCAAAACAGAGAGACAATGAATCATTAACTGCCAATTCTCAGCAACCAGGTTTCAGTCTGTTGGACGATATTACTAAAGCAACTTCTCAATATGAATTAAATGACAGAAAAGCGGCAATGGCAAACGTACATTTTGGTGGAATTTCCCAATCTTGGTTGAGAGGAAATGGCTTCTATATGGGCGTTAACTTAAGAAAAGTTAATGGGCAAAATTTCGTGGGCAATGGTGCCAGAATCGGTGCTCAAGCAGTGGAAATCAACTACGATTTTTCTGCTACCAAAGACCCGAGTTTCCAGGGTAATTCTGATTTAAATACATATGCTTGTGTGGAGAGAGTCTTCCAACTGTTGAATGGTAAAGTAACTGTGACAAGCGGATCTAATTAAATAATTAATTTATTCATAAAATATATAGAATATTATATGAATAAAGAAGACGTGACAATTTTGACAGAATTAATTGACGATGTGAAATTAAAAAAAGGTTCACAAGTTTTACTATCTATCTTGCTAGATTTAATTGATAAAAATGACGATGGTAAAATTAGCCAGGAAGAATTGCAAAATTGTTTTTGCCCCTGTTTACCAAAAAAAAAGAAAGAAATCATAATTCCACAGTAGAATCAATATCTACGTCACATTTGTTTTTTAAACAAATACTGGGTAAGCAACAAATTCCCTTTATTTGAGTATTGTTGAACATGTGGACCTCGTCGTCCACTATTTCTTTTAATAAAATAATAGTTTTCAATTGTGTTTTTATTTCTTCTTTGGAAAATGAATCCATTCCAACAATTAGGCTCAATAATTTCTCTTTCAACATTGTTGAATATATATACAATATATATATTATTTTTTGATAAAATGCTAGTTCATAAAAAAATATATGCATATAATAAAATAAATAGATATAATAAATATAATGGAATTACCAAAACCTTTTATTATTAATTGTGCCAGAGCAAACAGCAGAGAAGCAACCACAAACATCAACAGAGACACAAACGTCTCGAACAGCTCCTGGACAAATCAAGTGTCTTTAAATTTAGAAGTGGGCGACGTCGTCAATGTCGAATACGCCGCCGTAAATGTTGATGGGTTTTCTAGTCAGTCCACTGTGGAAATAACTGGTAAATCTGATAACCAAGATATAAATACTAATATTGACAATGTCATGGGAATTGAATTCCAAAATTATATCTGCGCCAACGGATACAACGGCTGTATGCTTCCCTACGTCGGGTTTACAAATTTGACATATGGATTCACCAACAGCGACGGTGATTTCAGAAAAATGATTGGAAATTCTGTGAATTGTTACAATGCGCCCAACCAACCCATGATGATTCACCAAGCAAATATAAATGGAAATATTATGGCTCATAATTTCGGATCCCCTGTAACAGATCAAAACTTATTTAAATTTAATTATGGAAACCAATCTCAAAATATTCTTGGATACAGTTACGCACCATCCCATATAAGATCTGCGTACGGTTTACCATTCCAAGAAAATTCGTCCAATATGGATTATATTTACAATGGTAGAAAAATGATCAAATTATCCACCAGCTATAAAGGTCCATATCGAACAATCAATGGTGGATTGAACGAAGATGATGCTGAATTCGAAGATACGGAAGACGCATGTGTCTCCTTCAATTCCGAAATAATTGTCAATCTTCCAGCTCCCCTGTATGAAACACCCACCGTTATCTCCAATTTTATTAATGTAAAACTACATGAAACAATCCCCATGGAAGATGTGCCAAGCGGCGGAGTTCAACCTCTAATAGCTGATGGCACCACCATACCACATGTCAGTGGACCACTCATGAAAATTATTAATGCTAATGGGGAAGGTTCGGGAGATCCGTGTTGGGGTCAGTTGTGTGTGGCAGATTATGATAAATGGAGAGCAATTCATCAAATGATGCGTTGTTCCCTTTCATTCGATGGAGCTTCAAAATTCGAACAGGATGACCAGGCTTATATTTGCCCTAGACCAGTTCTTATAATGTCTGGTAGAGTCATGAGACAAAATTGGAAACATGATACTAGTAGTGGCACTCAACTCAACGAATTAAAAGGATTTTACCCTAGAGTGTCTCACAATTTTCAATACACTTTCGTAGAAGCGGCTGGATTAACCAACAACAGAGTCGAAACGGCGACGGCTCGATACACCATTCTTCCCAAATATTTCCTTATCCAAACAAATATAACTTATAGTACTGAAAATGTAGCCAGAATTAAAAAATGGTTTGATTTAAAACAGCGGTACAATGGCACTAAATCTGATTTGGCAGAGCAAAACCTCGACGTGGAGAATTGGTCCGTACAGGCTGATTTAGGTTCGTCTCGAGACGGTATGAACACGGACGACCACCCACAGGGTGTGTATGGTGGTGGTTCTGCCAAATATGGAAATATTACTCGGCAAGTAGCTACCGGTAATTTTCAAAATAATTCAGCTGAATACTCATACGGAATGCCTATGGATCCATTCACAATCTATCCAAACAGGCTTTCCGATTTGGGGAGAAGTTATACCACACCCCGAATCGATTTCCCGAGCATAGGATATCAGCAATATAGTGACTTGTTGGCGGATCCAGTTCCGTCTGCATATAATTGGGAATTAAGAACTATTCAGACAGACGTGCCCCACCGGTTTAAAGACAATATAAACAAGAATTGTTCGATGAGCATTTTCTCAAAAATGTTGCCAGATTTTCAAAATAAAGTGCGTTTCAACAATTATCCAGATCAAAAAAAATCTATTACAGATTACACATTTGAAGGAGTTGGAGAATGTGTGATCCAAGATTATAATTTAAGAACTGACCTTTCTGGCGATGTAGGTGTGTATGGCTCTACCGTTTCACAAGAATACAATGCGTTAACTGGTATTTATGATATCGGATTAGAGAACGAAACCCCCACTTATTGGACCTGCGAATACAACTCGGCACATGATGGCTTCTATGCGAACAGGCTGGTTACCTCGTACAAATTCTTTTTTAAAATACAACCAGGGACAGGAGATCAAGCAACATATGGTGGATATGATTTTTATAACTGGAGCACTGGTTCTAACTCACTTGTAAAGCAAGATCGAGTGTTTTTATATTCTTTATTTAATTTAAATACAAAACCAGGAACTCCGGATCTATCACAAGAAACCTATAACGATGAAAATGGACAAAGTCAGACAATTGACCTTTCTAGAAACGATCAATTTATTTATGTTGAAGAAGCCCATAATGCTGGTGATCCTTACAGTATTTATTGCCTTCAACTGACCAGCACCACCGACAGCCCACACGGTGGTTTAAATGTGTTGAGAACGCATTCCACGACGAATCCACATTTCAGAGGAGATTTTTATGATTATGCCAACGACCTCGAAGCCAGAAAAATGGTGATTCAAACCGACAACACAGGACCGGACAATTTAGGAAATCCTCTTCAATTACAACCGCCCCTCAGTTCCTTTGGATACAATCCGTTGGATAATTTTTTTCCATTACTCCGATACGAAAATGCGGCAACTTGCTGTTCATTCCTGCTCTATCATGATTCAGGCTCGTTCAATTCCGATGGAACTTCCAACATAGATCCAGATTACGCTTTGCCTTCCTTGTACACGAGTCTTTTTTGGGGATTAAGTCCCAGTTTTATGGACAGTCCAGCCATGATTTGTTTAAACACACAAAAAAACGATTCCACGGATGCTCCTGTGTCAGCCAAATTAATTACAAATTACATCAACATTGGTGCTAACGATCCAACCATAATATTCGATGATTCGCGAAGTAGAACCACCCTATACAATCTTCATACTCAACGACAACTGGGCGTGGACGAAGTACCAGGTATTAACATTATAACTCCTCCCGTTAGTGGCGATCCTCCTAATTTGGTTGTTGAAAATATTGGAAACCCAATAATAAAATTTAATGATGTGTCGTTCACTTTCATGGGTTTTTTTGAGTTTGAAAATCCAATTACAAGTCAACAGGCACCTTTTGACAACATCGCGTGGGGTATCCCTCACAGAAATGTCGGCAGATCGACAACAACCAGTGGTCTAAATATTCTTGGGATTTATGGACAAACCCCTGGTGATGTTGCCTCCTCTCTGGATCAAATGACGGAATTGACTACAGATGAATTGTTTTATAATAGTTTATTGTATAAATTAGGTTTTTCCCTAACTGACCTAATTCCAAAAACTGGATTGGCGCAGAATTGGCATGACACCTCCGTTCAGAAATCCAATTTAGTAAAAGACGAATACATAAAAACAAAACCATTGACTACCAATGCTGCTCTTTCTATAGCTGACCAACCAGCAATGTCTTTACAGGATAAATTGCGCAATCCAGCTGCCGTAGGTTTACCGACTTATAAATTAGGTTTGCCTGGTCAGCAAGTATTAAATATTGATGGATCAACATCTACTCAAATAATTGCAAGTCATTTACCAATAAAATCAGATTTTCCATTTTATGAAATATATACAGATTTAGTAAATACTGATTACTTTAGCAAAGAAGTCTCCATGAATGTTGTAGCAACAGTCCCAAAATATTTCGTGGGTGGGGAATGGATCTACAGTCAAGCTACATCGTATCAGTATGCGGTGACATTTCCAAGAAATATCAATTCAATTAAAACGGAAATCAGAACAAATGGTAAACTTGCCAGCATCAATGACAATTCAGTCGTTATTTATAAAGTAAATAGAAATTTTGTCATTCCAGATGCTCAGAAAATATTTCAAGATCTGGAATCACAAGAACCAAAAGACCAATCTTAACCAGTTTTAACAACAGGAGAATTATAAATTAGCTCATTGACTTCGTGTATTTTATTTTTAATTTTATTTTTTTTTTTTGAAACAAATTTTCTAATTTTCTTAATTTTTTTTAAATAATGCCATCCAGTTGTTATAGATTTGGTAATTAGCATTGTTGTAATTATACTAATTGTTTTATTATAAATATAGGTTTCCATTTTTTTTATCTTATTATATAAATATAAAATTATTGAGAAAATGTCAACATATCTTTATGCAATTTACAACTATTTCTTTCCCACCCCAGTACTGGGACTAAAGAAAATTTTAACTATCGAAGCTGGATCAGGACCAGGACCAGGACCAGAACCCCTTTTGGAATCATACACCAAACAACAAATTGAAGACGACTTAATCGACGAATTGTTGGTGGAAGTCACCACATCCAAATTAACCAATTTTTATGCTCAATATGATAAATTAATGGAAGAAATTATCGAAAAAAACAAACCAAAACCTATTATTACATTGAAACCCTTACCACAAATAGAATGGTATTTTCCACTTCAAATACCAGCTTCAATTCCAATGGCTGTAGTACCTGAGAAGGAATTCACAGCAATTGTAGAATCACCAATTCATTGTGAATGTGTCGTCGATTCCGAATTGGATTTCGACACCGACTGGGAGATTGACAGTGTGTCCGTATCAGATTCTGAATCCATCTCAGATTCCGACTCCGACTCCGAATCGGAAATCATGTCCGATTGCGTCTCTTCGTGTGATGACGATACCACAGTTTAAGAAAACCTCATAATTCTGAAACAATTTCGTAATTGTTTCACCATTAAATGTAAGGCGTTTTAAATAAGCGTATCTAGTAGTAAATTAATTTCATCCATATAATGATAAATGATTTTTCTTATATTGATAATTGTAATTTTGAAATCCTGTTCTGTGCGAAATTGTGTTGGGTCTGTTTTTGATAATTCATTTATGCATGAAACCAAATATGTTCGATACACTTCTAATTTCCAAATGTCGGATTGATATTTATTCATTATTATATTATTACTTTTTAAAAAAATAATATAAAATGATCTAGATTGAAAAAGACACATCAAAAATATTGAGTGGCTCATACGTATTTCCATATTCTCTCGCATATCCCGTGACATGGTTTTTATAATTCTCCATGTATTCGTGTGTTTTTTTTAATAAATACATAATAGTTTCAATTGAGTCAATATTATTTGGTTTGGTACAATTTTGGTATAATTCTCCTGCTTTATCAATTGTGTTTTTGGTTGGGATTCCTACAACATATTTCATATCAATATCAATTTGTTGATTGTAAGTATCCATATTATATGAAATATCAACATTTCCCCATCCTAGATTTTCTTTTTTTATAATATACTCACAATATCTATTAATTGAAAATTCAATATTTTCTGTTCGAACGCAAACATGACAACAATTATTTATCATAACATTTATACATTTACATGAATCCAACATTTTTATTAATTTTTCACGGTAAATTTCCCCAGCATATTTAATTCTGTTTGTCATGATTGACAATTCGTCCATTGGAATTGGTTTACCCAATGTATATACCACGATTGTTTCTTTTTTGTTTGGTTGCGATACAATTGGTTGCTTGTGCGTAATATTTAGTTGTATACTCATTTTTATATATATATGTGTTTAATTTTATATGGTATGTTTTTTTTTTATAGTTTTTTTTGACTTAAACAAGTATTAAAAGACTTAAGAAAAAAATTGTTGCCTCCCCCTCCCCCCCCTTAAGCGGTATAGTAGTAGTTGATCTATTATTACATCTTTTGAAAAAAAAAGTACAAATATGGGTGTAAAAGTACAAAATAACTTTTTAATAACTTTTTGTACTTTTTTGTTTTTTTTTTATTCTAGGATGAATCATGGGTCTATCTCTATATATACTCTATATAACTTCATAAATAACTTTTTGTACTTTTATAATATATACATTGGTATAATTATTTTGAATAATAATAATATAATGTATATTATATTTGCATATATGCATATAGAATCAGGGATCTATGTAAAATAAAAGGACAAAAAGTACAAACATGAAGTTATGATTAATTTATGAATCAATTCAACCTATAAATATCCCAATTATTTTGAAAACGAAAAAGTACCAAAAAGTTACATTGTACTTTTTGAAAATAAGGGAGGAGATTATTTTATGAAAAATGGTGTAATATAGGATAAGAACAGGAGAATATGTTAAAAAAAGTAAAAAGTACAAAAAAAATGAGACATATACAATAAAATAGTATAAATTTGATTTACTATTTAAAAACAAGTATATATATATATATAAATGACATCAACAAATACATTAAATTCATTAACAATAACACCAAAACAGCTTGAATACTACCAAAAAATGGAAAAACAAAATAAAATAAAAAAAGAAAGAAATAAAGGATATGTTAAAAAATATGCAAATTCGAAATTAGGTATAGAAGCAAGAAAACGCGCTCAATCCAGGCATTATTATAAAAAAATATCGAAGAAGTATCATCCTATTTATAATCCAATAAAAACAGAAATATCATGAAATCCACTAATAAAATAATAATATATATAAATTGATTTAAAGATTAATTTATATACATATATATATAAACAGGATGAATAATAAAAACAATGAAATAATAAAAATGGTGGAGTGTTTTGATGGGGATAAGCTGGCTTATATAGTTGAAAACTTATGGAAATACAAGGATTTAATAGTTTCAAAATCAACGAAATGGAATGGAGATCCGATATGTTTGATAAAGAAATATTTAAATAAAAGTAAAGATTCTAAAATAGAAGTTGGATATAAACAAAACGATTTTTCGGGAAGAATGACGTCGATTAAATCGTTATCCCTTCAAATGATATCGAGACAATTACGCCATACGATAAGTGAAAATTATTATGTGGATGTTGATATTGTGAACGCCCATCCAGTTTTCCTGGAACAATTATGCGAATCGAATAAAGTAAATTGTCCGATTCTTTCGGAATATATTCAAAATAGAGAGAAATATGTGGCTGGTGAATCTCGAGAACAACTAAAAAAAATATATTTGTCTTTGACAAATGGTGGTTCAAGTGATTATAATTTATGTAAAAACAAAACAAAACACATGGACGAATATAAAAAGGAAATGAAAACGATTCGTTTATTTTTTACTAAAAAATATCCAGTGTTATATAAGAAAATCCAAAAAAAAAAACAAAAACAAAATAAAAACTTCAACATAACAGGTTCGTTGTTGAATGTTTTACTTTGTGAGATCGAAAATAAGGTATTAATGTCAATCTGGAAATTTTTTAATTATAATGAAAATTCAGTATTATGTTTTGATGGGATATTACTGCCAGCCGGAATAAAAATAGATCTTGAATTATGTGAAAAGTTTGTTTTATCAGAACAAAAATACAAAATCAATTTAAAAATAAAACCATTTAATGAACAATTAAAAATAACGGAATCTACTGCTGGTTATTATAAAAATTATAAAGAGAATCATGTGATGAATATTGATGTATTGTTAGGTTATTCGGAAAGTGATTTAATAAAATTATATTTTGAAAAATGTGATGATCCAAAAAAATACAAATATTGCATAGACAAAGATGAAGAAACGTATTATTCATATAATCAATACAATTTATTAAAACAACATAAACAATTTCCATTTGAATTAGTTGAAGATATATCGAACTTTCTTTCTGATTTTATTAATGTTAAGTTTGAAGAAGAATACGCGGATTTGGAAAAGGATGAAAAAGAACAATTAAAAAATCAGCGTAATAAATTAAGGAAAATGGTGGGGGGTGCTCCTTTTAAAAGAAGCATTAATCTTCATGTAAAACCTTATATAGTGGATAATGAAATTAAAAACAAAATAGATAAAAACCAAAAGTTATTTTGTTTTAAGGACCAGTGTCATGATTTTGATTTAGGACAATATAGACTAATTGAACGTGATGATTTTTGTATGACACATGTAAATTATACATTACCACCTCATAATCAAGAAATACATGATGAGATCGAAATATATTTCAAGAGTTTTTTTGAAACTGACGAGGTATCAAAATATGTGATGGATACGATTGCTTTCCCATGTTTCACAACTCAATTCGATGTGTTTAATATATGGTCTGGATGTGGTTCGAATGGTAAAGGACTTTTAACTTCAATGATTGGTAAAGCATATGATGGTTATTATTTACAGACTGATAATAAATTTTTAACGGGTAAGTTGAAGTATGGGCAGTGTGACCCATCGTTATATGATTGTGCTGGAAAAAAGTTTGTAATGACATCTGAACCGGAAGAGGGTGGTGGAAATTCCGATGTAACGGTTAAGTTTAATATTGAGAAAATCAAATCATTAACAGGAGGAGATCCGCAGACCTGTAGAACATTATTTTCGGGCAATAAAACTTTCGATCCATCATTTGGTTTATTTTGTCAATGTAATGAGATCCCCGGATTAGAGAAAGTTGAGGAAGCTGTAAGGCGCCGTCTTGTATGTGTTCCATTTGTTTATAAATTTTGTTTTAAAGATAATGAAAATTATGGACCTTATGAAAAGCCAATTGATACAACATTAAAAAACAAATTTAAAAATCCGATATATTATCAACAATTTATGAGAGATATTATAACACATGCTATAAGTATAAAAGATGAAAATTTAATTATTCCAGTGTCTATTAGAGCAGTAACCGAAGAATATATGACAATTAATAACACAATATTAGATTTTGTTGATGAATTTTATGAAAAAACTGAAGACGAAAATGATATGATTGGAATGAAAGAAGCTCATAAATTGTACAAACAAAAAGTCGATAAGACCAAAAGTTTGTCAACATTTAAATACAATATGGAAAGTGAGGGATTTAAAACTATTGTTGATAGAAAAACAAATAGTATCAATGGAAAAATATCAAAAAGAAAGGTTTTTGTAAAATTAAAAGAAATAACTGTTGATGTATCCTCACCACCAGATAATAGAACAATCAATGATTTAACAATTAAATCATTGACAGGTAAAAATGCAAAATTTGCTTTTTTACAAACTAAACAATAATATAAAAAAAAACAATATATTTTTTTTTTAAATTAATTCAGCGGACATGTTAGTTATTGCGTATCGAAGGAATGTGCTGGAGCGATGATAATACATTGTGCTTCGTTTAGTTGAAATACATGAATGAACATGAGTTTTTAGAATCTTCTGCCAAAATTCGCTTTCACCGAATTGTATTCCATTATTTTCTAAAAATTCCATATCTCTTGGTCTTAATCCAGGTGCCAGCAATGGGACTTTATCCGGTAATTCATCTCCAACATACAAATTGAATGATTCTTGAGTTTTGAACACTTTTACGAATCGTTGAATTAATTCCGAAGTAATAACAGCATCAGGTCCTGAACCATCATCCATATCAGATTCAGGTTGAACCAAATCTGCGTAAAATCGAATATATTCAACTTTGTACATGTCGTATTCTAATGTATCTAAATTTGATAATATCATACCAGTTAATTCAGAAGGCAATGAGGTTTTGGAGCGTTTTTTGATGGGAGAGTTTGACATCGTTGTTTTGTTTTATTGTTTATGATTTAATTAATTAATTAAAATGAATTAATCAAATTTATATTGTAAGTTGAATTGCAATTCGAATTGGACAACGAAACACAAAAAAAATACAATTTACAACAAAATACAATTAAAATACAAACACAATTATACAAAAATACATGGATAATACACAAATTTTAAAACCACATTATGTATTATTAGTATTCTGTATATGTATAGTATAGAATGGCAGATATTGTAGTAAAACGAGCCCCTAAATATAAATCCCTGAGTCAACAGAATAAAGAACAAGAAGAACAGGAAGAAACCCCACCAGAACCTCCTAGTCCTGAAACAAAACCGGATAGTCCTAAAAAATCCATATCGATGACAATCGAGAGACAAGTGGAAGAGCCAGATCCAGAACCAACTACGAAAGCTGGTAAAGCCAAAAAAAAAAAAACATTATCTTTTGCGCAAAAAAGTCATTTGGAGCGTATCCGGGCAAAGTCGTTGGCATCTAGGAAAGCAAAAGCGGCGCAGAGGAAAGAGGATAATGCGGAAACAGTAAAACAATTTAAATTAGAAAAAGAATCACAAAAAAAAATAAAAGAAGAGGCTCTTAAAATGGCGCAAGAGCATGAAGGAATTCAAAGAAAAGCAAAGGAAACTACTTTATTAAAATCCAAACATAGAAAACGACAAGAGAAAAATAAAAATTTAATGAGCGTTTTAGATGCCTGGTATGAGAAAAAACAAACCGCTAAAAAACAACGTAAATTAGCGGCTCCTAAACCTCAAGCAGCTCCGTCCAATCCTGTTGTAAAAACACCTAGTTCCAATCAATTGCGACCAACAGTACAGGCGAGGCAGTATCAATGTAAATCGCGATTCAGTCCGTTTGGTAATTCATTTTGAGAATTCCACCACGTATGGGTTGTTTTTGTTATAGGTTTTGCGTTGGAATGAGGGTAAGGAACATTTTTTTTTTGATTTATTTTTCATTTTAATTCCAATTTGTGTGTGTGGATTATCTTTTAGTATTCTATAGTAGTTCCATATTGGATCTTTGTTGGACATGGAGCCAATTTTGTAAAAAGTGTCTTTTTTGTATTGTTGGCAAGAGGCTAATTCGTATTCTTCCACAACATCAAATTGTGTATTTTTAGATATTCTATTTTTATAAAAACATAATTTCTTCCATTGTTTAGGATTTAATTTCTCAGAATGGTGGTTTCTCCCATCAAATAATTTTATTTTATTTTCAGGAACGAATACATTGATATATTTTCCATTGGTTATTTTTTCCATTTATAATATGGAATTATTTAATTTTTAAATTTTAAACGAAAAAAGTATAGAGTCGTAATTTTAAATTTAAAACTTGACTTAAAAATAATATCGATTCACATATTATAAAAGAATGGCAAGTCAACTCAGTTCATATGGAAAGACAACGCAGAAAGAAATTGTTGTGGAGAACACAATTAATTTTCAAGTAACAGACGCTTTAGAGTGTAAGATGGTCGCCGCCAACCCAACTGCTGGCGGATTCCAATACAACCTACCAGCTCTGTCCGCCTCAGCCAATTTATTGACTGACGCTGCTGGTGGTATCGCTATTACAGCCTTGGACATCGATGGTGGGGCAGCAGGAACCATGAATGATGCTGACAAATTAGTATTCTATGATGCCGCCACTTCTGGGAATAAAACAGTTGACGGGGCGGCTCTTAAAACGTTCATTGGTGCCGGAGATACTCTCCCAGCTGCCACAGATAATCAAATTATGGTTTCATCTGGTTCGGACAATTACCAAAGTGTGACCGTTTCAGGAGGATTAACGAACAGTGCTGGAGCTTTTTCTTTAGCTAATGATTATGTGACAAACGATATGATCAGTAATTCTGCTTCCATTGCGAAGAGCAAACTTGCTGCTTTGGAAATCGGAAACGCCGATGTTGCTGCCGCGGCAGCCATAGCCTATTCTAAATTACAGTTGAACAATGCTGTTGTTATTGGTGATTTAGTGAATGGACCAAATACGGCTGGTACAGTTGACGCGAGCGCAATTGTACAGGTTGATGGAGCCAAGGACATCACTGGATTCAATAATGTTACTGCTAGCGGTAGTGTTCAAGCGGCTGATGTATTGGTAGGTAATTCCCAATGGAAAATTGTTGAATCAGGAGGTTCTCTTGTATTCCAATTCTGGAGTGGAGCAGCTTGGGTCACAAAATCCAGTATTTCAAATGCTTAAATTTATTTATTTTGTTTTAATTTTTTAAAAAATTAAAAAGAAATTATTTATAAAAAAACCTCTTGAACCAACAAGAAAAGTGGTACTTAAAGATAAAAAAGGGATCGAGCCTGAGCATGGGTGATTTGTTCTTTGTTTGCAATTAGTTCGTTTCATACTTAAAAAAAAAATGTTATAGTAAATTAAATGTCAAACACTTATTTAATAACAGGCAATTCAGTAGAATTTAAACCACCATTTGGAAATCAGGACATAAAATTGTATCATTCATCCTCACCAGATGGAGAGCAATATAAATTAATTTTTGGTTCGCTTTGCCAATTCTCACGAACAACAAATGTGACAGCTGTCAACTTTAGTGGATTTGTCATAGAAAAAAAACATGATAAAAATGAGCTTACAATCTCCCATAAGGGCAATATTTTATTTTCGATAACTCCACCTACATAATAAAATTAAAAAAAAATTTTAATTTTATTATATTATTTTAATAGTATAGAATGAACAAGTATATTTATTTTTCTAGTGAAAATCAACAAGGACCAAACCCGAACTCAGATTTTGCAGTAAACTTTTCTGACCCGATTGTGATCAATCCTAGATCACAAATAAGATGTGTGTCAATACGCATAAATCAAAACCAGAATTCTTTTGAGATTGATGAAAAAAACAATATTTTGGGTTTTTCTATAGGACGACCGTGGTTGGACCCCCTCGAGATGGTGGTAGGGACAACCCCAATTGGAAATAGTTGGCATATGTACCGAGCAATAGTCGCAAATGGAAATTATTTGCTGGATCAGGGTGTGACTCACAATAATCCTGGAGACGAGGACGTGTATTTGGCACCAGCTCTTCAAAAAGCCTTGAATGATTCTGTTTCCAACAACAGTTATTTCCGAGGTGGTTTTACTGTAACAATAACAGCGAATCAGTTTTTGAATATAAAATTGAGTCCAATGACTCAAGTTTATGAGGTTCCAAATGGTACAAATCGTTTGACAAATGTGCCTTCTTCGTTGCGTAGTGAGTATCAGCGATATACGAAATACGACAGTGATTTCAATGCGGAGGCGATGAGCATGGTCCCTCAGATCCCAGCTTTATTAGATTTCCCTTTAAGAACTGGGGATATTGTTCAATATATGGGGATGTCGTTGATAAATCAGTCTATTAATAATTATCTTCTTCCTGAAGGAATGAATTATTATATTAGTCCTAGTTTGAATTTGACGGGACATGCGGACAAAGTAACAGAACAACTAGTTTTTAAATATTATATAGATATGAAAAAAGCGGATTTTCAAAGAAATTATGTTTTTGGGGGTGTTAATAATTATGTAGAAGTATTGGGTGTGTTTGACACTACAACAGGAATTGAGAATAAACCAGCGGCGATGGAAAGCGTGTTTATGCCTGATTCAACTACTGAAGATTTTTTATTTAAACTACTTTTTCATAGACCAGACGATCAAACTGATGCGATGACTTTAAATGTTCAATATTATGACAACGATGGACAATTAATTGATCACAATTTTAATTCTTTGAAAATAACTTCAAAATATATAGTGGAATGTTATTCAAAAGCTCCGGAGACCAACACCAATTCTTACACATACACGGTGAAAGTACATGAAAAATTAGATGGAGCAGCAGATTACACATCAGAATATCAAATTCCAGAGAAGTATATAATTAAACCAAAAAAAATTAGTTCTTTTAATTTTTCTTCCAAATTCGACCAGAATATAAATAGTTTCTTGTATAAAAAGCCACCGAGTTTCAGAGTGGCGATAGGAAATGTTTTTATGGCTGAAGATAATTATCCAGCAGGAAAAACAAATTTCACGAATACTGGAGAGCAAATGATCTGTATGAATGTCGACCCATTTAATGGAAATTACGGATATTCTAACAATGCGTGGATAGCTGGTCCAGCCAGAACTTCACAAGGGACCAATATGTCTGCTGATTTCGGTCCGTTGGTTATTTATAGTACTGTGTATCCGGGCATGAATGCTAAAAGTCATTTAACAAATACATATAAATTAAATAATGAGTTAAGATCATGGGATACATCTTTTAATGAAATTATATTGGAATGTGGTGCTAATTTCGGCACATCTTTATTTGTTGGGATTGGGGAGACGTTGTCGGTTGATGGGATTCACAGTCATGGAACTGGTTGTCAAGATCCCGTTTCCACCATAAAAAAGAACGCACAGAACCTACCGCAACAATATCTTGATTGTCCATCACTTCCCGTAAATAATTCCACAGGAAACGCCTTGTATGGTAAAGCTAATAATTTCATCTGTCCAATCTCTTATCCATCAACAAATTTTGTTGGGACTGATAAAATTGACACTCATTTATATAATACTTTGGAAAATGCTTATCCTCTCTCCATAACTTCCCTAAGATTGAGAATTTGTGATTTGGATGGAACTGTCGCACGTGACATGTCCAACTATAGTCTAGGAGTTCTTGAAATCCGGGACAATCCTGCGTTCGCACAATCACAATTGTTGGATGCTATAAAGGGTTTGTCGGCACAATCCCAAGGTTTCGATACTCTTGAACCAGGAAAAAATTGGCAATAAATAAAATTAATAATAATATATGATGCTATATTATTATGTATTTTGAAATGTTGTTAAAAAATATAGACAGAAGTTTATTGCCTAAACAAGCTGATGAGGATTGGATGAAAAAAAACATTCAAATGGAATCATGTAAGGACATGGAAGAAGATAAACCGTTGGAAGTGTCGATGTTTGAACCAGAAAAGAAAAAAAAAAAAAAGAAAATCTTAATGGATAAAGACATTTTTGTGTCGTCAAATTTAAATTCGACACTTAAAAATAAAAAGTCAGATAAAGATATAATAAAGAATGGAAAAACAAACCCCAAACCAACATCAAAAAAAACACTTGGAAGAAATAATGGAAAAACTTGCAAAATTACGAAATCTCAAAAAAACAACTTTAATAACTTACAAGAGCGTAACAACGAAATTAATGCTTCTTTTGGGAGTAGAAAGCAAAAACTTGATAAACATCTTAACAAATTATCCAATGGTAATAAAAAAAATAAATGAACAACAAATGAAATTGAGTTCAAAACGGCAGATGTTCTCGATGGTATTGGTTCTATTGGATTTTCAAAAGGGCAATACCTCCATGTACAACAAGTGGTATGGTTTTTATAAAAAAGAGCATGAGAAAATAACGGAAATAATAAATAATGAATTATTAAAAAATATCAAAACGCCTTATCAACAAGAATCGTGGATTGAGTGGTCAAAACTGCAAAAATTAGTCACATCATGGAGAAGAAAGAATAGAAAAAAACCAACAGAAAAAGGTATGTTGTTGGCAGTAATGGCTGCTTTATATTTATCCAGTAATTATTTACCACCAAGACGAAATATATATAGAACATTTAAATTTTATCCAAAAAATAAACCGGATCCGAATTTATCCGTAGATAATTATTATTGGAATGGGAACTTTTATTTCAATGACACGAAATCTGGTAAACAGAATTTTAAATTAAATAAAAACAGCATGAAAATTACTCGGTTGCTAGAGGAGTACCACGAAATGTATAATAAAACAGAATGGTTGTTACAAGATCCCACAACAAAACAACAATTAAGTAAAACGGCTTATCTTAATCTGGTAAAAGAGATGACCTCACCGGCATTTCCTAAAAATCATCCAGGTATAGGTTGTAGAATGATGAGAACAATATTTGTGACGGAAATAGCCAATAAAATTGAAGATTCAAATTTGAGAAAAATGATAGCATATAGAATGGGACATACTGTGGATATTGCGACACAATATTATCACAAGCCTTATGACACCCAAGAGGAATCAAAAAAAAAGAAGATCGAGGCTATGAAATGATAAAACTAATAAATTCTAATATTTTTAATATTTGAATATATTAATGAAAATACTTAAACTGGAAGATTGGTTAAGACTATTTAATTTACAAAAAGTATCTTATTCTGAGTTTTTAAAAGTGGCAAAAATAAAAAATGCAAACAATGAATATCTTCGTGATAAAATAGCAGATCCATATACTAGAAAAGTTTTATACAATACATTTGTAAAAAAAAAGAAGAAATATCTAATTAATTTTTATAATAGATCTTTAAAAATACCACAAGACATTGATTTAAATAATATAAAATCCCATGAAATATCCAATTCAAAAAATAAAAATAAAAAAAATTTAATAAGAAATTTATATTTTAAGGAAATACTATTAATTACAAAAACAGATGTGCGCAACATTCGTCCTTTTTTAGAAGTATTATTTGATATAATGAATTTATTAATAATAGATTATAAATTGGTAACTCCATCAGGATTAAAATATATAAAAGAAAACCAATTTAGCAATATTTTATCAGCTTATTATTTTCGATCTTCAATAATGAATCCATCCATTCCATTTTTATTATCAAAAAAAATATTAAATGGGAAAAAAATATTTACGCCTACTCTGGGATGGTCATCATATTTATATGGATTTTTGTCAAATAATGAAGTTGAAGAATATGTAGGAACAGATGTGATAGATAAAGTATGTACCACTACACGTGAAATGGCTAATCATTTTTTTCCACAAAAAAAGGTTAAAATATATAATTCTCCATCAGAAGATTTGTATAAATTGGAAGAATTCAAACATATGTATTCATGTTATTTCGACATAATTTTTTTTTCACCACCATATTTTAAATTGGAATTATATCCAGGAAAAAATCAAAGTGTGAATAAATATAGTGATTATAATACATGGTTATTGAATTATTGGGAGGAAACAATCAAGTTGTGTAAACATGTGATAAAGCCAAGTGGTAAATTGTGTTATATTATATCAGGTTATAATAAATGTAAAAATTTAACTATTGACATGAATAAAATAACAGAAAAATATTTTAGTTCATTTAATACATATGCATTACTAAATACAAAGTTTTTTAATAGAAATAGTGAAAATATATATATATACCAAACAAAATTAATTAATTAAAAAGAATAATAAAAAAATAATATATTTTGTTAAAATATATGATTTTTGAGATTTTGGTGATATTTACAGCCTTAATGATATTGGATATTTATAAAACCATCCAAGATCCGGATAGAGATGATGAACCATGTATAATCTATGATAATTAATTCGTTTTGTATTCCACAGGTTTGTTGGCGTACATTGAGTGGTTTGATATTGTTTTTTTTTTATTCTTTCCCATAGTGGATGAGTTCGAGTAAATCTTGGAATATTTATATTCAAGTTGTATAAATATTTTTTAGTTTCTCTATATTTATTTCCCATATAATTAATAATAAATCTATCTAATCTTTTATTTTTTGTTTTGATCATATATATTTTGCGTTGATATAATAAATTTAAATAAAAATCGCGTGTTAATAATGTGAAAATATATATCAATATATATTTTATAAAAAAAAGGCTTACTAAATAAGGTGAACAATAAATCAAAACATATCAATAATGTGGAGGT